ATGATGTTCATAAGCTGGCGTTTGCACACACAATTCGGTATTATAAACAAATTCACTTGGGTGATTAACTGCACCCATAACTAATTGTAATACACCAGCTTTAATAATGTATTCGTGTGGGTCTAATTGACTTGTATTCGCCACACTTTTTTGACCATTCCAATCATCAGCAAATTCTTCAAGTTGCTTTTTGATTTTAGAAACATTAATACCTGTTTTGATAATTCGTATATCAGCCAAAGAAACTCTCCAACGAATTCGTTCTCTCAGCATTCCAATTAATACATGTTAAAATAATTTGTAATGGGTCAACAAAAGACTTTTGAAATTGTGTTTCATAATCAATAAACTCATCAACACGGAATTCATTAGGCATTTTACTTGCGAATGAAATGATGTCAGTTTTAAAGATATTTGGTTCACGCAAATAGATAAACTTAATCTTTTCACCGTCTTGAATCTTCTGATATTGTTTAGATATATTTAATTGTTCAAGCATATGATTATAAACCAAAGCACCACGAACATGAATTGGTGTGCCTTTAGCCCATATATGTTTAGAATCTCTATACTCACTTAAACCATTCATAGACCGTGGAAAGGCAATATCTTCAACTGGCATTTTCTTAAACTCATCACGGAAGTTTTCAATCATTGTGTGTAATTGACTTTCATTACCTGTCATAATAATATGTAGAGCTTCTTTAATCTTGTCACGGCAGGCTGTTGGTGTAGATGATTTAATTGCCTCAAGACCCGTAATCTTAATTTGTGGTTCAGCATACTGAACACCTTCTGAATTATATACATTCATAATATATCGTTTCTTGGCTGTCCAGATAGCTTTGTCTGCCAAATTCTCACGCTTCATTTTCATCTTCTGGTCATAAGCGTGAACATAATCCGCCAACTCTTGATATGATTTATCAATAAATGGTTGAAACTTTTCTTCACATATCTTATCAAGAAAAGCAATTACTTTATTAGCGTCACTTGTATCTTTGAAAACAGAGTTGACCAATGGTTCAAGATTAAGATAAACTGAATCGGTATCAATCGCAATTACAAAATCTTTATTTTCTGTTTTTAATAAACGATTTAGATACTCATTAAACTTTCTTTCAATCCATTGAATACTTAATTGACCGGCCATAGTAATACCTTCAGCTTGGCGTATATCAAAGAATCGGAAGTATTCAGAACCCAAAGCACCATAAGCAGAATTCAAACATTCTTTTTTAGTGAGTTGTAGGTTGGCATACCGAGATATTAACGCACCATATTCTTTTTTAGCATCTGGTGTTGTAGCTGTTTCATATTTCTTTTTGGCATCCAACATAGCATTTTTGTATTTTGTTCGGTCATTATACATCTTTTCCAAAATCTCTGGTAAGAAACCTTGTTTGTTTGTTCTAAAGAATTGGCCATTTGGTGTAAGAGTAACGCCATTCAATTCACTTAAATCAATTTTTTGTTGTAATAGTTTTTCTACTGTAACACCTTGTGCGATTATATCTCTCATTCTAGGTGTATAATCTTTTGGTTCAATAATAGTGTCTGGTGCAATATTATATTGCATCATTAAATGCGGATAGAGTGAGTTAAGGTCAAAAGAAGCAACCCAATTAAATAGACCAATCTGTGGGTCTTTTACATATGCGCCTTCATAAGCTTGATTCTTTTTAGATACAAACTTCGGTGGAACTACAATCTTTTTTTGATGTAGGTAATTGTGTGCGATTGTATCCCACATACGAACTTGAGCAAAGATGTCATCGTAATTTACTTTAGCATCATAAGCAATTGTAAGTGCCATTTCAATCAGGCGGCCTTTTGCATTTAGTTTTTCAACAAGCTCAACATCTCGTATGTTATACTCAATAAACTTTTGATAATTCTTTTTATATAAATCATAGAGACCATCATATTCACTATATGAAATCTTTTGACCAACACCTTCAGTCTGTGCAATATGGTCAAGGCGATAAGATTCTTGTGAACGATTAGGTGAAAACTTACGGAACAAACGCATATAATCTAGCGTCACACATCCTAGAATCTCGTAGATTTGAAACTTTCGGTTATATAAAGTATCTTCACGAGCATTGATAACATTCCATGGCGATAACTTCTTAGCTTCATCTTCACCAGATATTCTTGATATTCTATTGACAAGATATGGTATATCAAAACCATAAATGTTCCAACCAGTCATGGCGTGTGGCGATTTCTGTTGCCAGATAATTAGAAATTCTTTGATGAGTGTGTATTCATCTTTACAGAAAATGTATTGAACATCGTCACGGTGTTTTTCATAAACACCACAACCAAATGTGTAATACATTGGGTCATTAGAGAATTTAACGGTGATAGCTGTAAGCGGTTCACTTGCAGATTTAGGTTCGGGGAATCCGTTTTCAGAACCAACCTCAATATCAAGGTTAGCGATACAGAGGTCTGAATATTTCCAATCAATGATTTCTTCAGGATGTTGTTCAGCGATAAGAGCATACTGATACATGGTATTACCATATATCTTAAAGTTATCTACTTCAGCATATCTCTTTACGAAGTCACGAGCTTCACGAATACTTTCAAATTGCATTGGGTCAACATATTCACCGTGAAGTGTTTTCCACTCTGTTACCTTTTTAGATGGCAAATACAGAGTGGGTTTATAAGCTACTTTACGCTTGACTTGTTGACCGTTGGAAATTCCACGATAAAGAATGTGATTGCCAAAAGTTATGGCACTTGTGTAATAATTTGACATTCAAGGAGTATATCACACTTTTGGAATAACAGAGGCAATTTCAATACCTGCACCAAATACTTTGTTGTATTGGTTTTCTAATTCACGGACAGGCTCAGTAAGGCATAGAACATTATCCATTGAAATCTTAATACCCGTTTTGAATTCAGAGGCGAACTCTAAAAATGGAGCAAAGCCCATGACTGGACCGTCTTTTGTTGGTTGAACAATAACCTGAACAGGTTGTTTAATGATAATCTCATTCTTATCGTTACAATCAACTTCACCGATAAGTGTTTGTGTTGTTTTAAATGTAACTAATTTTAATTTCATATTATAATCCAATTGTTAAACTTGCTGGTAAAACGCCGATTGTAACCCATCTTTTTGGGTATAACATCTCACGGCCCCTAAATTCATTCATATCATAATTTGGATCCTGAACCCATCCTAAAACTTCAACCATGTTATCGTATTCACGGAAGAATAAGTCATAACGGTCTGCACGAGGCATTTTGTGTTCAATTGCCAACTTCTTTGCTACTTCACGAGTATTCATTCTTTTCTTTCCTTAAAGTCATAGAAAAAATCATTGTTGTTTCTGGCAGAATGTTTAGCATTTTTTTCTACTGAATACAACTTTGTTGCTATTTTAAAATCTGGTGTTTTAAATTCAGGTACTGTCAGAGAAGCATCATAGAACAATGTTTTATTATTTGGTTGAGCAGCAAACTGTCCGTTATCCAACTTAATAAAATTATAGCTCTTATGTTCTTCTACTGTTTCAGAAAATCCTGTATTCAAATAGCCAGGGTCATTTTGGCAAAAATCTACGGTGAACATATATTCACCATAATGCCATTTTCTGTCTTTGTCCAAGAATTTACATTTCAACATGCGTAAATTATCTTTTTCAATGACAGTAAAATTATAACTCAAACAGTCCCAAATTTGCAAGTAATCCAAAGGTAATGTTGCATTTTTAAGGTCTATTTGCCTTGATACAAAAGCATGTAAAGGAAGTTTATCATAAATGGCGCCATAGTTGGGCAATAGTGCTTCAATACGAAACGCTTGATTCTTAATGCACTTCATTGAAATCCAAATGCAAGGCTCGTATTCACCATGACCCTTTTCAAAGTCATATAGAAATTCTCTCTTAACAAAACATTGAATTGGTGGTAAACTGTGGACTAGGAATGCCATTATGCTTTCTTATCTAATTCGTATTGATAGGTTCTTTGACGAAGCTCAGTAGAACTAAAACGATGTGTCCTTGAATTGTATATTATATCTATGTTACGGTCAACACAAATTTGCTTGCCCGTGAATTCTTTACCGTGATATTCTTCACCAATGAATCTTTTATTCAATGGTAAAAACATGAGTAAATCTTCAAGGTCTTTTTCTGTTTCATATACGATGATTTCATCCACATATTTAACAGCTTGAAGTTGAACATATCTTTCAACAATTGATTGAACTGGTTTGTTTTTGGTTTTTGGTCTATCAATAGCTGGATTAGTTTGTAGACCTACAATAAGATAATCGCATTGTTCTTTTGCTTCACGAAGCATGAGGATGTGACCTGCATGAAGCAAGTCAAAGGTAGAACAGGTAAATCCTGTAATTCTATTCACAATAAAACTCCAAAATAAAAAACCCCACCGAAGTGGGGTTTGCGTTGTAAGAACAATATTACTTGTTCATTACATACATGGTCACTTCAAAGCCAAAACGCATTTCTTGAGCTGATGGTGTTGTCCACATGTTATTTCTCCTTAGATTTATAAAGTTTTAATTTATAAACCAAATCGTTAGAGATGCCGATACTTTGACAAAGGTCTAACTTGAGTTTTATCGCTAGATATTATTATCTAACATCCATATTTTATAACACTTTCAGCTAAAAGTCACTACTGAAAATCATTAACCACTACTACTGTTTATCTGCTTAAACTAGGCAATCAATCCTGGCTTATAGACTGTTTTGCCGTTTTCTTTTACTGCTGTTAATGCCTGTTTCTTTAAATTATTGGCATCATAAGACACATGAACCCAACCAGAATCTGGAATGCCTGGTGTATAGAACTCAAGAATCAATTGTGTAAAATCTAAATTGTCCCTAATCCATTCTGCTAATTCAGCATTAGGTACACCTGGAATTTCAATGTCTGCTGCCTGACCTTTACAATGGTCAGATGTTCTTGAACCGCCTACAGCTGCATTAACATCTGGTGCTCTATAACCAGAATTAACTTTAACTGCAACACCATATCCTTCACGGACTGGTTGTAAAACATTCTCACATAATGTTCTTAAATTATCCACAACTTCTTGTGTTGGAGTATTATCTAAACCATTGCGAAGAGCGGTTTCACTCTTTATCAATTCATTTAATGAAAAGTTTGCGCTTAGTTTTTGTTTTAAATCCATTTTATTGGTCCTTATCTTCTCTTTGATTTCGTTCTCGTCTAGGTGGTGGCGCTTTAACTGCCGTCACGATTGCTCTAATCATCGCATGTTTAAACTCAATTCTTGTCCTACCACCAAAACTTGTCATCAATCTTTTGACAGTTTTTGGCATTTTAAAGTTCTTGTCAGAACCAAACATAATATACTCCAATCATTAATAAGAAAGGTGGAGGCCGAAGCCTCCATCCTTTAAGCTGCTTTTTTATCCTCTGTAAGAAGTTCTGGTTTATAGAAATTTAATTCTTTACCAATTTCAATCTTACGAGGTTTCTTATGGTCAGGAATGATATTCTCTAAACCTACACGAAGAATACCATCTTTATACTCTGCACCTTTAACTTCTACTGTATCAGCAATACGCAAAGTCTTGGTGAAAGAGCGAAGACCTATACCTCTATGTAGGTATTCGCCTGATTCGGCTTTGTCTTCTTTGTTGCCTTTAATAACCAATTCGCCATCATTTACAGATACTTCAATATCATCTTTACTGAAGCCTGCCACAGCTAATTCTACAACATAATGATTATCATCTAGTTTTAGAATGTTATGTGGTGGAAATGTGGTTGTGGTTGTTTTAAAGTCTGAATTTAATAGTTTCTCAACCTCATCAAAGAGATTTTCAAAACCTAGTGTGGTATGATATAATGGTGTTAAACGACTTAATGTCATAGCTTTCTCCTTAAAAATAAGCAAGTTTTCAAAAATGTGACCCCGAAGGCATCACGGACATATTTAGTCAAGTTGACTAATATTCTTGTGGTTTTTTACCAATGTTATATTTTGCAATTAAGTCCCACTCGTCTTTTTCCTTAAATGCAATAATCTTAATCTGGTGTAAAGGTGCAATATTGTCTTCTAATAGTTTAGGGTTTAGTATCTTAATTAGACCCCATTCTTCTAATAGTTTAGCAATAGCATTTCGTCTTTGTATATCATTCTCTGATATATTGGAAGGCTTGCCATCAAGGGCAAATAATTCTTTAAAATGGACAATATAATAATGTCCTTGTTTATGTAAAATATGACAAGATTGGTAAAGAACTTTTTCTTTACGAGATGATACTCCAATTCGTGTTAGAGTTTCACGAACTTTAAGAAAATCATCTGGTTCATTGAAGACCACTTCAACGAACTTACTCAAATCAACCATTTTTCTTTCCTGATCCACCGATGTCGGTTTGTTCTTTTAATTTTTGGATTTGTTCTTTGCTAAGCAAGCGAATAGCTTCACGAGCTTTTGTATTGGAGAAACCAAAGACTTGCTTTATACATTCTAAATCTTCACTTTTCTCAGCTTTAACCCACTTGGCAAATGGTCTCTTTTGTGACCTGACTATATTTAGTAAAAAATCATTTTGTAGCTTCTTATCAAGTATGTAATAACGATTCATTTCGTTTGCATAAAATATACAATCTTTATGTAAAGAAAGGGCTCTATTTACGATGAAAGCGTCATATGACTTTTCAGTTATTTCGTCAACAATTAAATCTTTTTTATTGTCTAATATTGCATTTACATAATCAAATACACTCATATCTTCTCACTTTCAACTTCTATCCATGTGTGGTCACCTAATGACTTAACAGCACATATGTATTCATAATCAAATGGTGGTCCAGAACTCCAATCTTTAGGACCATTAATACTTAATATATTTCTTTGTGTTCTTTTGTGATAGATTAACCAATA